GTAAGTCGTCTAATACATTATCAAGTAACTCAGGTTCTATGTGTTCTAAAACATCTATGCAAGTTACAAATTCTGTTGGTTCAGGTGATTCATTGTAATCAGGATTACTAGGTTCGTATGCAGTATAGTTTACTTCACTTTTTATACTGTCTCGTAACCTTAATTTACCTGCACCATAGTCTAATAAGTCAGTAATCTTAAACTGCGTGATGATGTCATCCACAATAGGTGCAAAATAAGTCGATGCAATCCCATAATTAGGGTTCTCATGCAGTTTAGCCTGCATTTCCCTATATTCTTCAGATATTAACTGACTCAATGACTTCTTTCCATGTTTTATCTTGTTGATACTTGAGTGTCATATGTCTATACCAAGGCATACTAGGCTGTGCATAACGCCACTGGTGATGTTTTGGTACTAAACAGATGGTCTTAACACCTAATGCTGCTGAACAGTGCTGTGCGGTCGTATTAACGCCTATAACAGCATCTAATTCTGCGATTAATGCTGCAGTATCATCGTAATCAGATGATTGCGTGGCAAATGGAAAATACTTCACCCCATCTATCTTCTCATCTACCTCGTAATCTAATGAAATTAAAATTAAGTCATCACGACTCAATAATGATTGTATATCATCTTTTGTTAATTTGCGACCTTTTTTATTAGTGCGCTTGCTTCCACCATGTGTTGTAATTCCTACAACTTTTTTACCCCATGAGTCAAATAATGAACGCCACATTTGTCTTCTTTCAGGGTCGGCAGTAAGGTATGTCTCACGAGGAAACTCTTTACTATCATGTCTAAAGAACTCTGGTAATCCACCAATAGCGCATCTATGGTCAAATGTTTTATCTGCTAACCATTCCGGATGCTCTTCCAGTCTCGTACCATGTACTTCCGCCTCAGGGAAGCTCCGTCTAAATAAACCTTCGAGCTTGGGGTCACAATCGATGTAGACCTTACGACTAATAGCGATAGCATCAGGTATGCAGCTACCATAAAATATCTCATCGCCTAGTCCTTGCTCTCCATAAATAATAATATCTTTGCCTGCTTCACCATCCCAACGTGTTTCATCACCATAGTGCCATTCTTTACGGAACTTACTATTAAGTGACTTACCCCATTGTGTCCAACCATCTTTCCATTTGCCTTGTGCCAGGTAAGCATGAGCTAGATTCATCTGAGCGTTTTGGTCATTAGGATTAGTTTCTAATGCAAGGTTACATACTTCTTCTGCGTTCTTCCATTCAGATGTCTGTATAAAGCTAGCAGCTGCATTACTGTAAGCAAGTGCATAACTATTGTCTAATTCAGCAGACTTTAGGAAGCATTTAATAGCATCTTCAAACATATCTAGTTCATGGTATGCACGACCTAATGATGTCCATAAGGCTTTGTTGCCTGGACTCTCTTGTAATGCACGTCTAAAGTATTGATATGCTAATGCTGGTTGGTCACCCATTAAATGAATGTAACCCATGAAGTTTAGTGTTGCATCGTCATCAGGATAGTTCTCTAACACTTCATTAATGAGTGGAAGTGCTGCGCTGTATTCCTCACGATTAACTAAATCATGTATTGCTAATTGTATTCGTTTTAATTCGTCTCTATCCATGATTCTTTGTTGTTGTTTTTAGCCAAGGATAGTTTGTGTTTATTTCTTTGAGTAATTCTTTTGTTTGGTCTTTATTATAGATGTCTATGCCTTTAGCTTTTAACTGCATCTCTATAATAGGTGGGATACTTGCATAATGTACCCAAGACTCTTTCATACCTTTTGCCCATACATCAGGATTGTTTCTTACTTGTTTAAGCTGTTCTACTAACGCTGTAGTATCTTGAACACTATGTAGTAAATGTTCATCTTTTACAGGGTCGTAATCGTAGTATTGTGTGATTCCTGTTAGTGGGTCTTTATCNNTATTAAGCACCAACGCCTTGTACTTTAGCGTGAGCATCAGGGTTATTAACCACTAATGTGTACTCAGCTGTCATTAAGTACTTAGTAGAGTCACCAGTTTTAGCTAGTTCTTCTTTTGTGATTGGACGTAAAGATGCTACACCAACGTATTGTGGGTCTAAGCATAATACAGCTTCGTCACGCATGAATCTGTCTAGTTTAACTGTGTGATTACCATAGTCTGAAACATAAACGTCAGCTGCTGCAGTAATGATAGCTTCGTTAGTACCATTTACCATGTGACGTTTTTCAGCGATACCAGCAAATGCTGAGAATAGCTTTTTGTTTTTAGAAGACATTAAGATAGTTGTTGGTTCGCCACCATCTACCCATGCTGCTTCTAATGCTGATTTAAGGTCTGCTTCAACGAAAGTACCTGCTGTACCATCTGTTGGAGCTGCAACTGTACCACCTGAGAAACCAGGAGTTGTTGCTGTAGATGCTGCAGTAGCTTTGATGCTATTGCCTGCAATCCATGACTCGATACCTGCTGAAGAACGAGCTGTACCAGCGCCACCTGCTGATGATGCTTGGTTACGCACTAAAGCATATTCCATGTCACGTTTAAGTTCTTTACCAGCTTTCATTAACTGATAAGCAACTTCTGATTTACGACCATACTTTTTAACAACATCGTATGTATTAGAGATGTTAACAGTTTTACGAGAAATCTGTGTGTAGTTACCTAATACAGTTGTTGCTGCTAAAGTAGCATATGATGCGTCATCACCTTCTAATTGGCGGTTAGCTGCAGCTGCTGCTAATACGTCTGTTTGCCATTGGTGATATGTTTGACCTGCTGTTGATTTTTTAGCCATTGATAACAATGGTGTGTCTTCAGGTGAAATATCATAGATGATATCCTGAAAGTCTTCCGCTAAACCTGCTCCGGTATAGCTATTGGTTGCTGAAACTGCCATGATTAAAACTCCTTTAAATCATTTGTTCGATTAATTGAGAAGCTATTTCTGATTTGCCAGATTTGCGTAATGCTTCACGCATCTTCTTAGCATTAGAATTAGCTGCGACTTTAGGGTCTTTCGCACCTGGTTTCACTACAGGTTTGGCACTAGCGACCTTCTTTTTAACTAATGGCTTCTTGTTTTGGGATTTGCGCCATTGCATAGCATCATACAAAACTTTAACGTGTCTAGGGTCAACGATAGCACCGAGTTCGTCATCAGAAAAGCCGTATTCTTTACCTGTAGAAATAACTGCTTGGGTAGTCTCAGGACTCCAATTAGGTATCTCCTTAGCTAAGACTTCTTTGCCTTTCTTAATGCGTTCAGCCATGCTTTGTTGATGTTTTGTTAATGCTTCTTGCCTCTTGGCTTCAAATTGTGAAACTGCATCGTTACGTTGTTGCTGTAACTGATTGTATGCCATATATTGCTTTTGTGCCTCAACGAAATCACTATCAGTCAACTTCTGCCAATCCACGTTAGCATATTGGCTTAGTTGCTGGTCTAGTGCCGTTATTTTCGCTACATCTTCAATCAACAAGTTATTTAATTGAGCTTGCTCGGCAAACTGTTGTTCTTGCGCTTTAAGCTGTTGCTCTAACGTTTCTAACTGTTTGCGTTGTTCGGCTACTTCTTGTGTCTTTTTAGTGTAGTCAAGTCCTTGTTGCGCTAATGCCACGACTTCGTCAAGTGGTTTCTCGATTTCTTCACCATTAACTTTCAGTTTAATAGGTTCAGCAGGTTGTTCCTCATCGGAGTCCTCTTCCTCTACTTCATCTTCTGTTTCTGGTTCTTCTTCTTCGGAATCTTCTACTTCTTCTTCAGTAGGTTCTTCAGTTGCTTCGACTTCATCCTCAACAACTTCTTCTTCCTCAACCTCTTGTGGTTCTTCAAGATTTAACTCTTGTTGTTCTTCTTGAATATCACCAAGCATCGCCTCTAAGCGACTCTGTGGTGACTGCTCTAGAGCTTGGTCACTCATATTACTTCCTTCTTAAAGTTAATAAACTATTTAACGTTGTCGTTAACCTGGATGTTAGCCATCTTGCCAGTTTGCATGATGTCGGTTAATGCACGTTCAATTTGGTTTAGTGTTTGTAGAGCAATGACTAATCTGTTATGAGTAGTGTCATCACTGAGTGGTGATGTTTGCATTGCATCTATGATGTGATTCTTAACTTTGGTAAATGCTTCTTGATATACTTTGCTACCTAATATCTTTTCAGCTTCACTACCTCTAGTTATTTCTTCGTATGCTTTATCCATTAGATTCCTGTTTGAGCTTTAAGTTGCGCTATAGCTAAATCAGTTTCCGCTTTTAATTGTGCTTTAAAGCGCTCTAATTCAGCTTGTGCTGCTATTTTTTCACGTTCTATAAGTATATCATTTTGTGAACGTAATTGCTCTTGTTCGTAATCAGCTTGGTTCTTCTGAGCTTCTAATTGCATATCAGCTTGTGCCTTCGCTCTTTCAATCTCTAACTGACCTTGGATTAAGGCATCTTGTGGGTTAGGTTGTGGAGGTTGTGGTGGCTGATTAGATGGGTCAGTCCAGAACTCATCAGGATTCTTAAAGCCTGCGTTTTGTGTTAGTTTAGCCAACGCATTGTAGATTTTATTCTTATCTGTAAGTCCAACTTGTAATGCTTCTTTTTGCATTTGTAGAATGTTGTTAAGGTGCATTAACTGTTGGTCTTTGTTACCTGCGCCTAATCCTACAGAGATAGATAAGTCTTTACGATTCTTCCATTCTCTTGGGTCAATCTCTACCCATTTGTTTCTAATTCTTACGATGTCAGGCTTAGTTACGTTTTGTCTAACCAATCTATGTACTAGCATGAATAAGTCTTTAACACCGGTTTCTGCAAATGTTCTAGCGACTAACTCTAATCGTTGTTGCGCTGCTGACATGATTTGTTGTACGCCAGTAGCAGTCTTGTTAAGTGAGTTAGAATCTAAACCTTGGTTGTATGCAGTAATGCCTGTACGCTTCTCTTTCATGTTATCCATGTATTCAACCATGGTGAAAGATGTTTGTGGGAATGGAGCGTGTGTTAATGGCATGATAGATGAACCTGGTTCACCTTGTACACGAACAACACCACCTGGTCTTGATGTTAGCATATCATCTAGATTAACTCTGTCTGATATAGCATAACGACCATTGTTAGATAAATACATATTATCTAATTGACCACGAATCAATGTCGACTTAATCATTTGTATGTCTTTAGTTAAGTCTGTATAAGAGCGACCAATGTGTCTGTGTGGCATTAACATAGGAGTAACACAAGCAAAAGGAACGTGGTCGCATGACTCTTCACGATAAATGATTCTGTTACCTACAACAACAAAGCGTTGTCTTTCACCATTTACTTTTAAGTATGTATCTCTTACTAATACTTCTGATGTATCTACCGCTCTATCGTATTGTTCTGAGTAAATATCACGAGCATTAGATTCTAATTCAAACTCATCATTCTCTGCCATGATTTCGTTGATTTCATCTTCGTCTACATCAAACATCTCTGCTACTTCTGATGGGTGCATGAGTTCTCTGTGTTGTACGAATCTAGCTGAGTTTAAGTCTGTGCCATCAGCATCTACAGATACCATGATGTTTTCAGGTGCTACGTTCTTGATGCAGATTTCACCTGTCATTTCTTTAACACGAATCTTAACATCATGTAGCATTGGTTGCATAAATGCTTGTGCAGATTCTTGTTCTATTGTTATTGTGCCATCTTCTTGCTCTACATCAGG